TCCACCGTCCCAGTGTGCGTCGTGCTGCTGGCATCCTCGGTAAACGTGATCGTCTTGGCGACCACGACTCCGGTCGGCGAGCCGCTGAACACCTCGGCTCCGGAGTGTGTTTCCACGCCGGCGTGGGTTTCAGCACCGGTGTGGGTCTCAGCACCGGTGTGGGTGTGTATTGCCGTGTTGGTGATAACTGCGGCACCAGAAAGTCGTAATGTTTCAGTTCTATTAGGCATAACCGAATTCCTTTCCGGGTGTGCTTCTAAGGCTGGGGTCCCGCCGACCCAGTCGCGTTAAACGGGTTCCCAGGATCTGATTGCTCTGCCGGAGGCGCATCCGGCGCATCCGGCTCTTGGGCTCCTCTAAGCCGCCTTCCCCCCCCGTGAGGGGGGAAGGGGCGGGAAAGAGAACGTCAAAATCTGCTACCTGTCCTGTCGGCAATAGATGTAGTCGATCTCCATCGTAGCGGCCGCAGCGCTGTTGGCCTTAATGCAAAACACTGGGGACAGACCGACAGAACTCGGCAACAGCGTGGTGGACTTATGCACCAACGCCCCGTTGACGTAGAACTTCACTGCTGAATTCGACATAACCCGAAACCCAACGGTGAAGAACGTGTCGGCGACATAGTCGACGTCGGTATCCAGCGCGTTCTGCGTGGAGGTGGATGTCCAGTCTCCGGCCATTCCGGTGCCGACCGACGCAATAATGTTGGCGCTGCCGGTTGCTTCCGCGAGAATCGTCGTGCCACCGTGGAACCCGATGAAGTCGGTCATGCCGGTACCAACGACCGCCTCGGTCGTTGGGTCAGCAAGACCAATCACCCAGTCATTCACGGTAGTTGATGCAATCTTCAGCTTCGCCTTGAACGTGATGTCTCGGCCAGACAGAACCTGAAATGCCTCGCCGTTGACTTGGAGGTTCATCGAGTCGTTGTCTTTGTTGTTGCTAGTCACGGTCAAGACGCCGCCAGGCTCGCCATCCGAAACTTTAATCACTTCGGCGCTGTCCGTGTCGCCATCAATGACGCTTACGAACCACGCTCCAATGTCGGCGGTTTCGGAAAACTTGCCTGTGTTGTCTGTATCGTTGGCCTCGAAACCCCACCCATCGTTGAATTCGTCGAAGAATACACATGGGGGGTCAATACCTTGGCCTTCTAATTGTACTGGATGAGCAAATGGGTCGTATGCCATGATGATTCCTTTCGTGTAGGCTTACGCCAACTGATTCTCTGATCCGGGCGCGAATCAGTTCAAAAACGCCAAATACGCAATCTTAGGTACCGAGATAACCGTGTCGCTTCCGCGAGGCGTTGAACAGGTTTACGTAGGAGTCGCACCACACCACGACGGTGTCGGGCTTGTCCGGGAACTTCATCGGTTCTGAAACCTGCATGAACTTCGCTCGGTGGAAGATCAGCTTCAGGTGGTTGGCATTGAGGAACATATAGTGCGGAGCGGCGGCCGTGAACGACGACTGATCGTCCATGCCCTCGTTAGCGATAACGGGGATGCCGCTGAACACTGGGTTGCCGTACGCCGGGTCTTGCGGCCCGGCCCTGGTGATGTCGTTGCCCGCACGAAGGGCCTTCATGTAGTCCTTGCGGCCCTCGCGGTTGGTGAATATGACGTGCCGCCGAAGCGCATCGTCATCGAAGTATTTCTCCTTGTTCGGCGGCTTCTTGAACCGCACGAGCTGGGAGATGGTGTCGAACCCCTGCACGATGCCGTTATCCGTGTCGAACGGAGTGCTGCTCGTGTAGGTGGTGTTCTGATTCCGCCAGTTGACCTCGTTGGTCGGGTTGATCTGCTGGACGGTGGTCCAGCCGGTCGGTGCGAGGCCGTCGCTCGTGACCGTCGAGAAGATCGAGTAGGGTTCCTGGCCCGTGTTGTCCTCCATCGCGGTCTGCTGGTTCGCCGCCGAGGCGACGCACTTGCGTTCGAGGAGGTTCATCAAGCTGGTGTACGCCTGCTGATACTTAAAGTCCTTGAGCTTCTTGAACTGGTGGAACTGCCCGACTGCGGAGCCGCCCCCGCCTTCGTTGAGCAGGATCTCCTGCTCGGTCCAGGTGATGGGAACGCGAATGAACCGCCACGGTACCGACAGAGTGTTGCCACCCTGCACGTTCGTGACAGTCGCTGATTCGCCGGGCAGGTACGTTGCGGCCGTCAACGGGTCGTCCAGAAGGATCATGTCCTTGATGGTCGTACCGCCCTGCACCTCCTTGCGGGTCCTGAAGAAGAACTCCAAGGACTCGAAGTTGCGCAGCTGAGCGTCGTTGATGACCTGGTCTGGGCCCGAGAAATACGCCGGGCCTGTGGTGTGTGTGAAGAAGTCCGTAAATAAGGAAAGTGCTGATCCGGCCATTTGTCAAAAGTCTCCAGTCTCCCGCGAACGGGGCTAATTCTCGACCATTCCGTGCTTGCGTCGCAGCTTCATAAACTCCAGCTCTTCCTTCGCATCGTCGGTGATGGGTTCGCTGAGTCTAGTTGCCGTTTGCGCACGCGGTTGGCCGTTCTTGCGCCCTCTACTTCGCGAGAGTATCGAGGTTTTCAAATCGTCCACAGTTAAGTCCGCCGACGCCCACTTGATCGCCTCTTCGACGGCATCGTGAACGGTGGCGGGTCGGTTTTTGGATTCGGAGATGGTGTCGTAACGAGACATGGCCTCGTTCTCGAACCACTCGTCGTCCTCGGCCTTGGGGTACTGCCCAGATGCAACAAGTTTGTCGCGCGCCGTCTGAATCTGGAAGTTGACGATGGCATAACCCATGTCATCTACCTGGTTCCGCAGCGCTTGATTCTCCTGCTGAAACTGGCCTGTGAGTCGAGCGGACACGCTTTGCCCCAACGTCACGATCGCCTGCTTGATCGGGTCCTTGACGTCGAAAAACAGCTCGGCGTTGTCCTCGTTGATGAGCGGCGCCAGGGCCTCGTCGATCGCCGTAACAACGTCGACTCCGATGGGGGCCTGCATCTGCGGCTCTGCCGCAGGTTGAGCCGGGGCCTGTTCGTAAGCTGCCTCGGGCTCCGCTTTCTGCTGCGATGCTTTCATCTTCTCCAGATCGTCGCGGTTCTTGTTGGACTCCTGTCCGAACCGGTCCTGATTCGCTTGGACGGACTTTCGCTTCAGTCCGTGTGCGACGAACGCTTCCGGGTCCGACTCGAACCACTCTTCCAGGCGTGACCTCGGAATCTGGTCACGCAGCAATGCGGCCAACGCATCGTCAAAACCCTCGGGTTCTGCCGGCTTCTGCTCCTCGGTCTTGGCCTCGGGTTTCTGCTCCTCTTCCTTATTCGGAGCTTCTTCCTTGGCCTCGGCCTCGGGTTGCTTTTTGCCGGCGTCTTCGGGCGCGTCTTCGCCTTCGCTTTCCGCTTCGGCGGCGGGTTCGGCCGGCGTGATGGCACTGTCGTCCGGCGCTTCCCTTCGCAGCTGCTCGAAGAACGCGAAATCCTTCACGTCTTCGTCAGATACTCCGGGGTTGGCGTCGGTCGCAGTACCCGCACCAGCTTCCGCTGCTTCGGCTTCGGGCTCGGCGACTGCCGTAGCTTCTGCCATTCGTTGCTACTCCAGGTCGCGAGCGTCGTACTCGCGCGTGAATCCGTGGCGGGCGCACAGTTCGTCCTCGTGTCGCCTGCTCGTGATAATCGGTTTGCCGTCGTGTCTTCCCCCGGTGACGTGCTCTGCACCGGCGCACCCGACGGGGAGCGAGCTGCTCACCTTCGGATATTTCTCAGAGTCGTACGCGGTCCCGTTCTGCGGCGCGGAGATGCGGCGGGTGAAGACCTTACCGTTGTGAAGGATCTCCAGCCCGAGCTGGGGGGCCCGTCGCATGGGAAAGACCCGCTCAAGGATCTCGCCGTCGTCAGATTGGAACTCGTAAATCATGCCGGCACGTCCTAGTGCGTGTCGGCGGGGTCCGAAATGGTCGCCTGCGGTGGCGAACGCCTTGTCTGCTATCAGTCTACGACCTGTTTCCCCCCCGCGTCAAGGGGGCGGAAGCGCCAAGTCTTCGTAATTCCATGCTTCGGGTCGACGAGGTCGATGTCCGAATCGCTCTGGACGAACACAGTCGCCTGCCCCCGTTCGGCCCGCATCAGGGTGACGGTCGGGCCGTCTTTCATGGACACCGATTGCTCGTTTTTGAGCTTGATGACGGGCATCATTTCTGTCCTGTGCGGGGAACGAGGATCTGGCGGTGGGTCTCGTTGAGCTTCTTCTGGAGCGCCTCGACGGCCATCTGCCGCAGCTCGCCCTCCCGATCCTTGACGACGGTATCGAATTTCCGCATCGCCTCGGCGATGTGCTCGGCCTCGATATCAAAGACGACGTTGACCACCTGCTTCTCCATACCCGGCGGTTTCATCGTTATCGAAGCAACCGAGACGAATCGGGGGAAGTTATCCGGCACCTGGCCTGCCGAGATCCGTTCGATGATCTTGGCCCCCTTGGAGCTGGACCAGGTCTTTTCCTCCCACCAGAACAGGTTTTCGCCGTTGTCACCCATTTTTCTTCTTCTTCTTGTTCCCGCCCGCGAGGGCGACAACGACCGCGGCCACGGCGACCCCTGCCGCCGACTTCCATGTGACGTCTACCCAGTCCGTGGGTTCAGGGGTCGCTGGTATGGCCGCGGCCGAAGGTGGAGGAGCCGGTTGCGCCGTATTGATGTTGATGTTGACTGGAGCTGACGGCTTTTTCTGCTCGGGCCACTCGGGACCGCCTGAGATAAGCGTCAACGCCAGGATCGCGAGTATTTCCCGCATGTCAATATCCTCGGCTGCCAGCTCCGGCCTCGTTTCCGATCTCACCGGCAAGGGCGACTTGGGCTCGGCCCGTCAAACTACCCGGAATTCCTTCCCTGTCCGCGCCAAGGCGGATTTCGGGTATGAATCGTCCGCCGGCTGTTCCGCCGGCTGTTCCGCCGGCTGTTCCGCCACCCATGTTCTGGTATGGGAGCTGCGCCTCCTCGACCTGCTTCATCCGCTCAATCCGCTCCTGCTCCTTGGCGAGGCGGTCGAAATCGACCCAGTCATCGGCCTGGCCGATGTTCAGGCTCTCGAACAGGACCCTGATCGGCTCCCGCCAGTTGATCCACGGGGCCTGGACCATTGCGCCGGAGTTGTTCACCAGCGACTCGTAGGCCAGCTGGATCCGCCTCTGGAGGATCGCCTGGTCGGTGTGCTCGATGCTCAGGGGGTCGACCGTCAGGGACAAATCGAAGAAGTTGAAGTTCTCCATTCCGGGCTGAATGCCGCCGGTGAACTGTACGAGGCCGTGCTCGAGGCCCTCCTCACCCAGCGATTGGACGACGTCCTCTCCGTAGAAGAAGAACCAGGCCGCGGCCCTCATGGATCGGGCGACGAACTTGCGGAACCCACCCTTGATTCCGCTGATGCGCATCTTCGTGCCGCTGTCGGCGATGCTCGATTCCGTTGCCGTCACGTCCCCTGTGACCTCGCCTCGCAGCGCGTCGGAGAGCCCGCTTACGCGGTTGAGACGCTCCCTGGAGAGGTTGCTGTACGCATTCTGGGCATCCGAAGCGCCGCCCAGCTCCATCTGCCCGATCCCCTCGACGCTGTCCAGGAGCACGAACTCGCCATTGATGACGGCCTTGATCCGGTCTCCGTCCGCGGCGTTCTGGGCCTCGCCGTACCCGAATCGCTTGTATGCCCGGGCCGCTTCAGCAGCTGCGGTCGTGTGGGCGTTGACCTCTTCGGCCTGCTCGGCGACGGCAACCATTGGCGACAGGGGGAACGGCGAGTCCTTCACCTTCATATACCCGTGCATGATGTACGGACCCCACGGCCCGCAGTACGCGGGTCTGGGTTCGCGGATCTGTTGCGCCTTCTTGGTCATGCCGTCCGGGGTGTTGCCGACGGCGATCGTGAAGATCGTCCCGTTGAACTCCGGCCGTTTGCTGGTCTGATGCTCCGGGACCCACACGTCCCAGGCGAGGATTTCGCCGCGCGGGGGGATCTCAGTTCCGTGTTTGCGTTCGGGGTGATACTTCTCCAGGTCCTGGTCTAGGGCCAGCTTCGCCACAATCTTCGAGTCATAGTCGTCGTCCTTCAGCAGATCCTCGTGGTCGGCCTTCCACATATGCCCCATGAAGCGGGGGCCGTTGGACTGGAGGGGGTTGTTACTCAGGGCCGCTGGGTCGATCACGAAGTGGTGTGGCGGGATACGGACGATGTAGGGCCGCTGCGGGACCAGCTCGGCACCCTGGAACCCGGGCTGGTCGGCGATCGTCACCATTGAGACTGCCCAACAGTAGAAATAGTCCGTCGCCAGGTCGTCGAGCGTGGACCAGAGATCCGTGTCGATCGACCACCGGTTGAGGCCCAGCTCGATGCCGAGGGCCATGTCGCCCATCGTCATAATCCCCGCATCGTCCGCAACGAGGGGGTTACCGGCACGGATCCGGACACGCGGGTTGTCGTACGCGACCGAGGGTTTCATCACCCCCAGGTATTCGTAAAAGTGGTTTTCGGTGATAGGGCGGTCGGGCTGGCGGTCGGATCGGTAGTACCGGCCGGTCGTCCGCGACGACAGCGTGTCGACCTCCTCGAGAAATTTTCCGGCGAACTCCATGCCGAGACGAACTTGATCCCGCAGGGACTGGGTGTCAGTCTTCAGTGGCATAGGGAATTTCCGATTTGGTTGTCCCGTCCACGATGAACTTGAACTGCGGCCCATCTCCCGACAGCTTCTCGCGGTTCTTGGTCACCACGACCGGGATCTGCTCATCGCCCCAGGTTCGCGTGGAATTGATGATCTCCCAGAAGTGCTCGTTGACCAGAAGGCGGCTCGGTACGGGCTTGTCGGGTACCTCTTCGGTCGGTTTCGTCCTCCGATACGCCTCGTCCACCCGCTTGAGCGTCTTCTCGGTCAGGTCGGCGTCGAAGGGGAGCCCAGCTCTCCTCGGAGCCTTCAGGGCCAGCTCTGATGTGCCGTCGTCGAGACGGATGACCTGCATTCCCCTCGGGATCTTGTCGCCCGGAAACCACTGGTCACCGGACTTCGGCTCCTGCTCCGGTTCCCACTTTTCCGCCTCCTCGGCCGTGGTCTCGTCCGACCCCTGCGGTTCGGCGACGGCGACCGTCTTTTCCTCTACAGGCTCAGGTTCTTTTCGGGGTCTTCCTGGTGCTCTGGTAGTGGCATTTGGGCCGGCTTTACGGGGCATGTCGGAGTCCTTTCCGGGAAATTATGCGACCGATCGTCCTGATCGGTCCTTGTACCATAGCGGTTTTTTGGGCTTGGGTCCAAATATCTTATCCATACCCAATAATTTTCCGATCGAGTTGGCCGGCAGCTTCGGCATGGGCTTCTTTCTCCAGAGGTTGCGGGCATTGGCAAAAGCGCAGGCGTAGGCGGTCGTATCGACCTGGTCGTCGTTCGTACCGTTGGGGAAAACCAGCAGCTCGTTCTCGAGGTCGCTCAACCAGGGCGCGTCCAGGGGGAACCACACCTTCCCGTTCTCCATCCAGATCTCCGCGGGCACGGCCCTGGCGATCTTGTCGCGGTCGGCCTTCAGCTCCTTGACGGTCAGTCCGTCCTTCTTGAACCGCTGGATGGCGACGATTCCCGACTGCTTCGACTCGATCCCGATGAACAGGGTCTGCCATCGCCGCATCGTCTCCATCAGCTGGTCTTCGACGTCGGGGGCCTCCTTCTGGGCCCGCCACTGGTCGACGAGGATCATGTCGTTTGTATCCCGAACGACATCCCAGACCTGAATCACCGTGTAATCGGACATCGTCTTCTCGGTCATCGCCAGGTCCGCCGTAGCGAAGCGCCAGCAATCCTCCTTGAGTACCCGCCGAGGCTGGATCTCATCCTTCGCGTGCCGCAGGACGTAGTAGGGCGTCTCGACCCCCTGCCCTCGCCCTGATTCGTAGTATCGGAACCACTCCCGCTTGAAGAGCCCGCCGCCCTGCGGGGCGGGTCGCTGCTGATATAGGGCCGTGTAGGACCGGGAGCCCATCGCCCGGCGCTTTCGGACCAGCTCCTCCTTGTTGTACCGCTCCGGCCAGAGGGGCTCGCCCACGCTGCGGCCCAGGATGTCGCCCTCCTCGGCCTCCGCGGGCAGGTTTATCAGGCGCCACTGGTCGCCGCCGCGGGACATATCGTCGATCAGACGCCCGGCGAGGTCGTCCTCGTGCCAGCGGGTCTGAATCAGGACGACAGATGCGCCAGGTTCAAGACGGCTATATGCGGTCCCTCGCCACCATTCCCAAATTGTGTCGCGGATCGTAGGCGAGTCCGCTTCGGCAGTAGATTTGATCGGGTCGTCGACCAGGAAACAGTTGGCCCCCTTGCCCGTGATGGGGCCGCCGACGCCGGCAGAGACCATTCCGCCGCCCTCCGTCGTTTCCCAGCGGTGGGCGGCCAGGGAATCGGGGCTCAGTTTGACGCAGAGCTCCGGGCCGTGCTCCATCAGAAAATTGCGAACCTTTCGGCCCCAGGAGGCGGCGAACTCCGACTCGTAGGCGCAGAGGATGATGCGGTGGTCGGGAAACTGCGAGAGGTACCAGGCCGGGAACCAGCGGCTGCACAGCTCGGACTTGCCGTGACGAGGCGGGGTCATCACCATGATCCGCTCGCCCTTGTTGATCGAAGCGTCCACCAGGAGGTCGGAAATCAGCTCTATATGTTTGGTGATGACATAGTTGCGGTCGAAATGCCGCGCAAGCATCGCGGGCGAGGTCCTCCAGTAGTTCCGCCTGATGGCCTCTATCTTTGACTGGTCAACATCCGTGTTGACGGCCGTAGTCACGCTCATATTATACCCTGTATGACAGAAAAAGGAAAGGAACTTCACGAGCGGCACCACGTTGCCCGCACCTGTCGCAACTGCGTTTACTGGGAAGATACCGATTTTGCACGGACCACGCCCACCTGGAAGACCTGTATGCTGGCCCCGCTGATGATCGGCAAGGCCGACGGCATCGGATTCGACCCCGAATCCCCCCGCCGCCTCTTTACAGGCCCCGAGTTCTGCTGTGTCAAGCAAAAGCCGATCGACGCCGAGCCCCCGATCGTAGAGTGACCGACATGGAGTGGCCCATCATGCCTGACGAATAGGAGAACATAACTGCACGAAAAATGTTAGCGAATAGATGACTCAACCCCTCTTAACAAGGAGACCTTTACGATGACTACTGAAACTGAAACCCCAGAGAATCTGGTTGCCGCCCTTTCCAAGGTACGAGATCTAGAAGTACAATTGCGCACGCAGATGAACATCCATACCCAATTACTAATGAAGTACAAAGCAGTGAAGGAGAGAACGCTTGGTGAAGTACTGACGGAACTGGTCGAGAAGGTCATTGATGGAGTGACCAAGAACGTGATCCCATAAGGATAGAAGAATTGGATGATAGGATCAATGACATGTGTGCTAATGACATTCATGGTATGGACGAGGCCATTGAGCGTAAGGTGGTTGAGCATATGGGGGATGAGTAGGTTATTATGCGAAAATGTGCGATCTGCGAGAACCATCTCCCGCCTGGACGGAGGCGGTATTGCTCTGATGAATGCCGCAGTCGCGCTCATAACGAGCGTCGCCATCTCGATAAGAAGAAAAAACTATGCGAGCGTTGCGGTTGCATTTACACCGCCTCTCGCTACGGCCACGCCTTTTGCTCCTCAGCGTGTCGTCAGGCGGAATACCGTGATCGGAGGGACGAGAGTTAGCGGATGAGCACCGAAGACGACATCCTGCTCGCGGACGGGTACGAGGACGCCTTCCTGGGTATCTGCGTGAGATTCGGGGGCCTCCGGGTCGCCGCCTACGACTACGACAAGTGCATAGAGTCTCTCCAGAAAAGCGGAATCCATGATTACGAGGAGGCCGTGGAATACTTCGAGTTCAACACCTTGGGGGCCTGGGTCGGCAACGCGACCCCCGTCTTCATCCACCGCATGACGCTAGAGGAGTGTCACGAACAGGAGCAAGAGCGATGATCCACGCGATGTACAACACCAGGGCGGGGGCGAAGCAGATGGGCAGCACCGACAGGGCCATGCGCCCTAATTCGCACTGGGTCCACCTCAAGGAGCACGTCTGGCCGGATCACGAGAAATGGTTCCACGACGGCGGCGTTCCGTTCGCTCCGCACCTGCACAACCCGTTCGGCCACAGGATCAAGAGCACGCTGCCAAACGGCCAGCTCGTCCTGGCGGATATGGATCTCGACGGGTACACCGCCTGCCAGGAGCATAATTCGTTCTCCTGGTTGACGGACAATTTTGAAAAGGAAATGACCAAGTACGTCAAGAAAACCGGGGCGATCGTGAATATCTACGCCGGCGGGTTCGGTACGCCCAAGTTCTCGGAATACCGGCAAAACGATCCCGATAAGTGGTTACGCTACTTCTGGATGAACACTCGCGTGTTCACGCCGTTCTGCGACGCGCTGTTCTTCGACGCCCTATCGGGCAAGGACAAAGACAGTGTGGAGCTGCACCAGGTCAACGCATTCGAGAGGCTCGCCGGCATGAGCGGTAAGGTCGGCGGCGAGGCTCCTCCGCAGCCGGGGCAGGAGTCGGCCTGGGAGAAGCTGAACATCCTGGTCACGAGCGTCGGGTTCTTCAAGTGGGTTGCTCCGAACGCGGAGCTCGGCAGCAAAAGGCGCGTGGACGTGGGATTCACCGATCAGAACAACCGCCGCTACTACGTCTCGGCGCTGCCGAACATCAAAACTTTCGCCCTCCGCTTCTTCCAGCACCAGATCCGCAGGGGATACCATGCGGTATTCCCGGTGCGGTGGGCGATCAACGAGGGCGTTTCTTACCAGGACATGATCGACGGATCTCTTCTTCCGCCGCCCGAATGATCCCCTACCCGGTCAAGCAGGACCACTATCCGTGTCGTTCCCTTGTTGGGACCGGCACGTCTCCTTGATTGTGCCGCCCGGTTGACGCCGGGCGGCGCATTTATGAAGTGTCAGATCTGTCTGGCCCAGAAGAAGTGCACCACCCACCTCGTGGGCCTGTGGCGCCTCGAATCCGTCCAAAACCGGGGCTACAACCAGCACCAGCTCTATGCCTATCGGCCGATCATCTGCGGCGAGTGCGCTCAAAAGCTCCAGAATGAGCTCGGATCCTGGTTGTTCAAGCGGCTGCCCAAGGGCTGATTTGCCCCCGCCCGTAGAACCGCTACCCTCCCCCTGATAGAAAACCCCAGTTGCGACTTTAACGTCGCAACTAAGGCCGCAAGTGAAAAATAAAGGAGGCTCATTATGAGCACGAGCCGATTCTGCGACCGCTGCGGGGAACCGACGGGCAAAAACGATTCCAAGTTGATATTCAGCGCCAAAGCGATGATCGCCGAAGCGGAGTGGGAGGTTATCATCGACGTCCGGTGGGCCGCCCCAGAAAAAGGTCGGCCGGACATCTGCCGTCAGTGCTTGAGCAACGAGTGTCAGAGGCTGTTCTGGCCGACACTAGAGAACGCGAAAAATCTCGAAGAGAAGCGATCGCAGTATCGGCACGAAGTGGAACAGGGGGGATGAAAGGCAGGTCGCAACATGTCCCTCTCTTCAGCAACGCCGCTGACACCCGGATCGGACATTATCGCGCATGATCGGACACGATCGCGCATAAACTTCGTCAGGAACGACAAAAACGTGTCGGGTTTCCGACAAAACGTGTCGGGAAAGAGAAGGGGACCGACATGAGCAACGTACTGGGCAAGTTGACAGACCCCGGGTCCGAGGTATTATGGCGGTGAGCACCACGTTGAGAACACAATGACATAAACAGCGCTCGAGGCCCTGGCCGAGTCGGCACGTCCGATTTCGGCGTGGTGCTCACCGACCGACCAGGGCCCCGAGACCTGTTGCTCATGGATGGCAAGGACGCCACATGGCCGGCGACTGGATCAAGATTCGAGTAGATCTGGAGCGGGACCCAAAATTCCTGATGATGCGGGAGGAGCTGCGTGTTACGCTGAGTGACGAATCAGTGACGCACGGTGACGTAACGCAAACGTCACTAACGTCACGGATCGTTTTGGGGTTGCACCGGGTGTGGTCGTCGGTGCGTTTGAGGGGCAAGGAAGATGGCGATGACGCGCTCTTTTCGACAGCAAAACTCACAACTTTGGACCATATTGCAGAGATTCCGGGCTTCGGCAAGGCTATGTCCGAGGTAGGGTGGGTGGCGGAAAATGGTACTGGGTTGAGGTTCCCTAACTGGTTGGAGGATAATGAATTACCGCAAAATACCGCGAAGTCCGGCGCGCAGCGAATGAGGGATTTTCGGGATCGTCGAAAGGGTAAATGTGACGCTCGTGACGAAAGCGTGACGAAATGTGACGCTCGTGACGACAGAGGAGAGGAGAGGAGAGAAGAGAAGAAGACCCCCCCTACCCCCCAAGGGGGGTCTGGTGGAGGCTTGTTCGATCGAATGGATGTGCCGAAATCCCATCGCCAGGCTCTGAGCTCCTGTCCGATCCATAACCTCCTGGGAATCTTCCATGCTGCCCGGGAGGACCCGAAGGTCGACAGGCCGGGGTCCGTCATCAAGGCCAGGATGGAGGAGCACTCGAAATACCCCCTCACCCCCCGAGGTCTCTGCCGCCTGGTGAACGACGGGATCATCCTCCAGGCCGGCCCCAAGCCGCTGCCCCAGCACGTCAAACACAATAAGCGTGGTCTGTACGACGACAACGACGAGATTCTGTTGCCCGTGTCCGACTTCCACACCGCCAACTTCGGATAAACCCCATGCCCATGTCGCTCGACCGGCCGCCGTCCGACGTCCCCGCCGAAATGGCCCTCCTGGGCTCGCTCATCATGGATCAACAGATGATCGGGGAGGCCGTGCAGATTCTCTCGGGCCCTGACGATTTCTCCGTACCGAATCACGGGGTCCTGTACACCGTCCTCGAGGAGCTGTGGAACAACAACGGCGCGACGATCGACGCGGTCACGCTGGCCGACGCTCTGCGGGCGAAGGGGTTGCTGGAGCAGGTCGGAGGGGTGTCGAAGCTGATCGAGCTGGGCGAATCCGTTCCGCACGCCCTCGGCGCGCCGGCCTACGCCCGGATCGTTGCCGACAAGGGTTTGCGTCGCCGGGCCCTGGAGGTTGTCGTGGAGGCGACGGAGACCTTGTCCCGGCCCGACAGCCGGCCGACCGCGGAGATCCTCGACACGGTCGAGAGCGACATCCTCGCGATCTCGGACGCGACGATACCGCGAGCCGCGATCGGCTTGGGGGCGACCCTGAAGGAGGCGTACGACGAGCTGGAGGCGCGTGAGGGGCCCGTCGGGCTCCCGACCGGCCTGCCCGATTTGGATCGACAGATCGGCGGGATGTGTCCGGGCGAGATGATCGTCATCGCGGCCAGGCCGTCGGTAGGCAAGACCGCCTTGGGCCTCCAGATCTCCCTGCACATCGCCGAGTCGCAGAACTTGCCGGTCGTGATGTTCTCGATGGAGATGGCCCGCATGGAGATCGGCATGCGCATCTTGAGCATGCTCTCGGGTGTCGACGGGATGAAGATGCGCCGCAACGATCTCGTTGCCGAAGAGTACATCGACCTCGCGTCCGCCTGCGGACGCGCGACGGAGCTTCCCTTCTACCTCGATTGCACTACCGACCTTCGCCTGGTGCAGCTGCGGGCCAAGGCTCGCCGCTTCGCCCAGATGTACAAGGTGAAGCTGATCTGTGTCGATTACCTGACGCTGCTCGAAGCTCCTGGAGAAAGCATCCGCGAGCAGGTCGTCGCATGTTCCAAGGGGATCAAGAACATGGCGAAGGAATTGAACGTGCCGGTATTGTGCTTGGCCCAGCTCAACCGTCAACCCGAATCTCGCACCGATCACCGGCCGCGGATCAGCGACCTTCGCGAGTCGGGGACGATCGAGCAGGACGCGGACATCGTCATCCTCTTACACCGCGAGGATGTCGCGAAACACAGCGATCCGGAACACGTCAAAACCGGGGAAGCGGAGCTTAATGTCGCCAAGCACCGCAACGGGATGCCAGGGATAGTCAAGGCGACGTTCGACGACCGGGGCACGAAGTTTAATTCCGTCGCGTTGTCGGGAGACCGCAATTACCCTTACTGAAAGTTGGAAACCGCAGGGATGAGCAAGATCCACATAACCAGATGCGACGTCTGCGGCAGCAAGGTGGGGCCATTCACGTCCTGGATCCACGTCGACGCGCAGCTGAACGATGGCAGGAAGGTGCA